TCACGCCGAAGAAATCTATGACGACGATCCTTTTGCCCGCTGTGACGAGTTGATGGATAGTTTCGGCATTTCGGTGTGTGTTCTTGAGCAGTTGCCGAACTTTAACGACGCCCACCGTTTTGCCAAGCGGCACGAAGGTCGGGTGTTCTTGGTGAACTACAGAGATATGCCGGATGAATGGATTCGCTGGGGTGATGCGGTGCCGAGCAAAGGCGAGCGGAAAACTTCAGACGAGGACAGGGTTCGCTATACGGTAACGATTGACCAGTACCGGGCGATGCAGATGGCGTTTTCGAAGATACAGAAGAAAGTCTGCGTATTCCCCGACCCGATGGGCTTGGTTCAGGAGGTCAGGGATAAGGCCAAGCGGACTATCGTGCCAATCCTCAAAGACAGGGTGTTTCTTCACTTTACCCGGACGGCGTTAATTGCCGAAAAGGACTCAGAGCAGAACAAATACCGTCGCCGTGTCGTCAAGGTCGGCCTTGACCCTCACTTTTCCTACGCTTTCATGATGCTAAATGTCGCCTGGGCTCGCGCTCACGGAACGTCGTCTTTCATCATGCCAGAATCAAAACAGGCGGCACCGGTGATAGAGAACTTGCATGGTTTACCCGATTCAGTGGCTGCGGTCATGAAATCACAGGAACAGGAGCGTGATGTATGCGGCCAGTGTTCGGCCTATGTATCGGAAACCGGCAGGTGTTCAGAGCGTAATGTATTGGTTAGGGAAAATGACATTGCCTGCGCTTTCTTTATGTGACGATAAAAAACATTAACCTTTTTTGATTAATTACTTTACCTGAAAGGTAAATTTATATATCATTTCCCCCGTGGTTTTCATTTCGAGGCGCTGCCTCAATTACTAGGAGGATGTATGTCTACATCGCAAAACGCCATTCAGGGCAACAGCAACCGGTTTGTCTCGATCAGAGAGCACAATGACCGGGTGAATAATTCAGATGCTATCAACAGAACCTTGCTCGCGTATGAGAACAAGATCGACGAGCAAAGAATCTCGATTATTTGTTCGCGCGTTGTCGCGGTACTGGCCTTGGTGGCCTTGGCGGCAACATGGCATTAGTCAAGAACGGAGAAAACGCTTACGCAAAGCTGAGGGATGCTGTTCTCAGGACATTCGAATCACTAAGAAAGCGTATTGATGCCGGTGATTTTATCGATGCCTTTATTGTCGATGCGTTTTTGGATGAATATGGCGATCCGGTTATTTTGGTCGAGATTGATCCAGTAGAACTGACAATATACGTTAAAGGTGACGAGCCAGTTGTGGAGATAGACTGCGTTATTCGTGTTGATAGGCCTGTGTTATGAGTGTCGCCCAAGAGCGTCCGGAAATTATCAAAGACGAACATCTCGAATATCTCGATGAGTTGCGCGAGTTAGGCGCAACCAATATGTTCGTAGCCGACAGGTATCTTGTCGATGAGTTTGCCCTGTCTGATGACGATGCATATACGATTTTGGGGTATTGGATGAATACATTTAAGGGGGTAGCGTAGTGAGTAGAGGTAAAAACAAAGTAGCAAGAATTCACAGGTTTGGAATATGGCCATCGCCAGGAGAGTGGCGATTGTTGCCATGGATTAGTTCATGTCCGTGTGGTTGCGGATCGGTCAGGTTTTCGTTTTTGATGTTCAATTATCAAACGGTCAAAGTTGATACGCTGACTGCACATAAAATTAAAGAAATGATGGAAATAGGAGAGTAATAATGCCTAAAAACAAATTAATCGGCCAGATGGTCGAAATGCAGAATCAGCTTAACAAGATGATCGATGCTGACTGGAAAGATAAAGGCAGCGCATGGCACAGGGCTGTATGGGTTGAATGCGCCGAGTGTATGGATCATCTTGCTTACAAGTGGTGGAAAAAGCAGGACGTCAATATGGAACAGGTTCAAATGGAACTGGTTGATATATGGCACTTCCTGTTGAGTTGGGCAATTCAGGACAAGGAAAACATAAGTTTTTTAGTCGATGGAGCTATTTTTTATAGTGACCTCCATGATAAGACTGATCTGAGTGATTCGATTGAGTTGCTTGCCATGAATGCAGCGGGTAGAGAGCTTGAGTATTCTATTAACCATTTTGTGTGGGCATTACCTTTAGTCGACATGGATATTGAAAGCCTATTCAAGATGTACGCCGGAAAATACACGCTCAATGCGTTCCGCCAGGATGACGGCTACAAGGACGGCACCTATCGCAAACAGTGGCATGATGGCCGCGAGGATAACGAGCATTTGACCGCCATTTTGAAGGCGATGTCGACTATTGATGATGATTTTGTCGCTGATGTCTATGCGGCGTTGTCAGATCGTTATCAGGTTGAGGACGAGTAATCATGAGTAGTCAATCTCAAACGCCTACCAGCATGACGCAAAAAACGCTGCGGGTTGCTGGCTATCATGACAATATCAGGGACTTTGCTCGTATACTTGAGACTAGCGGCATAAAGAAAAACATCGCCGATCAGGCATGGGCTGAGGGTCAGAAAGCTAAGCAAAGGGGGCTGCCTTGTAATTGCCAGCAATGCTTGAGAGTTGATTAAATGAGAGGTGCTGTTGATCGTAGGTTTGTCGCTGTGACATGTCGAGGTTGCCGGCACTTCGAATGCTTTAACAAACATGGGCGGGGTGGTGGGAGATGCAAGGCCGGGGTACAGTCTCCAGGCTATTGCTGGTGGGCGGATAGTCCGCACTTATGTGAAACCCGTCAAGATAAACAAACAGAGGATTGAGATGAAATCAGAAATTCAAGCAATTAAGGAACGTAACGAATTGCTACAGGCGACTATCGAGGAAAACCTGCGGCAAATTGCAGAGCTTGAGGCGGTGCCGGCTAAGAAGTGGGAGCCAACCAAGAAACAGCTATCTGATGCTGTAGATAAAAGCAGCGCGTATGTAAGGTTACAAGCTTATGTTGATGAGTTTGCTACTGGTTATGAGTTTGTTCATAATGAAAGCAATGCTTACGTTTTTTATGACCTTACTTTATGTAAATGGCGCTACCACTGGTGCGATGATGAAAAATCTATTGAAGTTTACATGCCAGATCAGGTAGCAAAGGATCTGGTTAATAAACTGAATAACGGAGAGGTTGTTTTATGAGCAATAACACCTGCACTGAAGAATCATTCTTGAAGGATATTTCAAGCCATCAAATGACGGTATTGCTTGATAACGGCTTGTATCGACATATCCGATTTATTCGACCAAACACTAGCTGCATGTACTTTGACCTGATTACTGCACCAGGCTTACTGCTTTATCGCGGTGATATGGGGTGTTATGAGTTTGAGCGCATACCTGATATGTTCGATTTCTTTAGGTCTGATCGTGAATATTATCAAAAGCAAGGCAAAAAGGTTCCCATAAACATTGGCTATTGGGCGGAGAAGCTTCAATCCGTTAGTACCTTTGGCGAAGGCTACAGAGAATACTCGCAAGAACTATTCAATGAGGAAATAGAGGAATGGGTTCAATCTTTCGTAGAGAGTAATCCAGAAGTAGATGAGGATAAACTGCGTCAAGAGGTTGATGACGAGGTTTTATCTATGGGCGAGTTTGAGTGTGAAGCCCGACATGCTGCCGATGATTTTAGGTTTAATGACCGTGAGGTTTTCAGCGACTTTTTTGAGGTAAGGCTAACCAGGCCAACCTATCACTATACTTGGGCTTGCTACGCTATATCATGGGGAATTGAGCAGTACGACAAATCAAAGGCGGTTAAAGATGCCTAAATTAAGCCATCAAATAGAATTTAAAATCCCCAAGTGGGCGAGAGTTGTTGAGCAGCATCAAGATGGTGGATGGTATGCTCACAGCAAGGTGAAAAAATGGAGTAATGCGTTTGGTGACTATCTTCCAAGGATTTTTGACAGGGTTGAGTTTATTTGCAAAGGAATACCGTCTAAACCTAGATATGAACTAGGTATCAAGATTGATGAGCCTATGGAAAACTACGGATATTATGTATTAAATCCAGAAATAAGGTGTATTTACCTGTTAAGTCCTTTAAGTGAAGTAAATATTACCCAAAACAGTTAATTAATTGCCTTTTTTTGTAAACATTACTATACTGTGATCATTCCGGTGTGGAAACCGGAGCGATAAACGATCAGAGTTCAAGTGTAGAAATGCAGCTTGAGCCGCTAACAAATTTAATCGTTTATTTGTTAGATGACCACGCTGATCTTTGTTGATTAATTCCACTAAACTCGCGTTGTCTCCTAGCAGCGCGGGTTTTTTTATGTCCGTAGATTTCCCGTCAGAGCGCGTTAGCTGATGGCCTTGGTCGGGTGCACTCAGGAAAATGACCTCATGTGTTTGCAACCTGAAGCACATGGACTGAACTGTAAGCGAGGTATCAGTGTAGCTGTATGGGAAAGTGGTTAAATTACCCATTCTGTGAATGAATCGCTTGGTTATGCCGAACTTAGTCCCTTCTGTCTGTTGTTGAAAGGGGTGGAGTATTTAGAAGCTTAAGAGCTTTAACCCTTAGATAAATTACATCTAAAGAGAGAAATACAGTGACTGAATTACAAGCTTTTGGTTTTAATTACCAATCAATTCGAACCATTTTAGATAACGATGGTGAAATATGGTTTGTTGCTAAAGATGTGGCTGATATTTTAGGTTACGCTGATCCGGCTCAGGCAATAAAGCAACTTTGTAAGAAATACACCAATTGCACGAACATTCCCATAACGGTCGTCAGTGAAATCAAGGAGTTACACCGAACAAAGTCATTGGTTATTCCTGAGTCAGATGTTTATCGACTGATTATGCGGTCAAAGTTGGAAAGCGCTGAGAGGTTTCAGGATTGGGTAGTCGAGGAGGTGTTGCCGAGCATTCGAAAATCAGGATCTTACTCAATGCCAGAATTATCGAGATTGCAGTTACTCAATATGGCACTTCAAGCGGAACAGGAGAGACTGTTACTTGAGTCACAAATAAATCGTGATAGGCCAAAGGTCGAGTTTGCCGAAAAAATACGGGCGTCTGAGGCATGTATTGATGTCGGTGTGTTCGCAAAGCTGATTGGCTGGGGTAGAAATCGCCTGTTCAATAAAATGCGAGAGGACGGGTTGCTGGACAAAAGAAACATACCGCTGCAGCGCTATAAGGAGATGGGCGTATTTGATGTTGATGAGATTCCCTACAAGGACGAAACCGGTAAGGACAGGATTATGGCAAAAACCAAAATAACGGGTAAGGGGCAGGTTTACCTTGAGAAAAAATATCGCGCTCAGGCTTAAGCCTTGCGCACTGTTGATTCTGTCGTGACTGTACTCTGGTAAAAAATAAACTGGAGCCTTTCATGACAGAAACCGCACATTCCGTTGCTTTTAGCAATTCAGCGCCACAAGACGAGCGAAACGACGCACTTGGAGAGCTGCAAAAATCACACATTCCAACCGCGTCAGACATGCTTCCGTCGGAGTCAATGCGATCAATCATCTCTGAAATCCAAGACGGTTACGAAGAAGCCGCGTTCAGAAAGGCCATAAGCGCCAATATAGTGCCATTCCCGTCCAAGAGTTCGAAAGAGAAAGCGCCAGGTATGCAGTCGCTTCATTTGAACGATTGGACCATCAATGTCCAGGGTGATTATTGGGAGCGTCCATCTACTCTTGGATTTGACTCGCTGCGCTCCATGGTTGAGCAGACGCCGATACTCAATGCCATTATCATGACCAGGACACGACAGGCCGAGCGGTTTTGCCGTGTGTCCGAGTCTGATACCAATTTGCCTGGCTTCGAGATCCGCCATATTGACCGTAAACACCAGCTGTCAAAATCAGAACAGGACTCTATTGCACTCCTAAACCGTTTTATGTCGAATTGCGGCTGGGAGTTCTCAGCTCGTAAACGTAAAGCGTTGCGCCGGGACTCGATGTCTCAGTTTATGAGCAAAGCGGTTCGTGACTCCTTGACGATGGATTCAATGGCTATCGAAACCGAGTGGAAACGCGACAAAAGCAAGGGGCTGGAAGGCTTTTACAGCGTCGATGGTGGCTCGATACGGTTATGCGCAGAAAACGGCTACAGGGGCGATGACGAGATTTTCGCGTTACAGGCTGTAGATGGTCTGATCAGGACAGCTTACACGTTTGACGATTTAGTTTATGACCCAAGAAACCCGCGCTCAGATGTCAGGGTGTCTGGATATGGTATGTCAGAAACAGAATTGCTCGTGCGCGTTGTAACCGGTTTTCTCAATGCCATGACGGTGAACGCCAAAGGCTTCGATTCAAACTCGATACCCAAGGGCATGCTGCACCTGTCGGGCAACTACACCGACAAAGACATTAACGCCTTCAAGCGCTACTGGAACGGCATGGTCCAAGGCGTGAACAATTCCTGGGCGTTACCGGTCATGGTTTCCAAAGACCAGGAAAGCAAGGCCAGCTTCGAAAAATTCGGGGTGGAATACAACGAGATGATGTTCGGCAAGTGGATGACATTTTTAACGTCCATGGCTTGCGCGATTTACGGCATGAGCCCGGCAGAAATCAATTTCGATAGTTTTACTGCTGGCAATACGTCGGCGCTGGCCGGTTCTGATACGGCTGAAAAGCTGGCCGCGTCAAAAGATTCGGGCTTAAGGCCGCTGTTGGCGTATTTCGAGAACATCTTTACCGATTACATCATCTCTGATTTTTCAGACAATTTCGTTTTCCGCTGGACCGGACTTGATCAAGAGGATGATGAGAAAAAGCACGAACTGAAAAAGATGATTCTCACGGTCGACGAGATTCGTGCGGAGGAAGGCTATGAAAAGCATCCGGACCCGAAACTTGGGGCGGCTCCGGTCAATTCGACATTGATGGGAGTGTACATGCAGGGTATTCAGCCGTCCGGCGATCAAGGGGACGAAAGTGCGCCGTCAATAAACGAGGATAATGTGAAAAGTAAGGGTAAAGGCAAGGCTCCAGAGGGTGACATGGGCAAGTCGTTCGGACTGCCCGAGTTCAACACAACAAAAAGTTGGTGGGATTGATGAGCCAATTATCGAAGATACTCAGAGATCAAATAAATAGCGAAGGAATAAAATTCCTGTCGTTTATGTGTCCTGGGTGCAAGACATATCACTCGGTATCAGTGGAAGGAAGTCATGCATGGGGGTGGAATGGTGACGTTGATAGGCCGACATTTACGCCGTCTGTGCTGGTTCGTAGCGGTCATTATGTTCCAGGTAGCATCCAAGATTCGTGCTGGTGTACCTATAACGCCGAGCATCCTGAAAAATCCGAAAGGTTTAAGTGTGGTGTTTGCCATTCATTTGTTACGGATGGCAACATTCAGTTTCTGAACGACTGCACTCACGAGCTGGCCGGGCAAACTGTACCGTTACCGGATTTGGATTAATCCAGGCCGAAAATGAATTACAAAATCTCGGTTGACGTCAATATAGGACTATTTGAGCAACAGCTGGCCAGCCAGATGTTCCCTGTTGTAACTCAAGCCATTGCAGCCGTGGCCGAGCATGGCGCCAATCAGTGGCGAAATGCGGTTATGAAGGCCAGTCTATGGTCTGTCGAGAAATCGGCCTACATGGAGTCGATTAACTGGCAGATGACAGGAGGCTTTTCGGCTGAGATAACGGCTGATTACAAGCTGGCCGGTGAGATAGAAACCGGTCGTCCGTCAAAGGACCTGAAAAAGTATCTGCAGACGTCCAGGCGAACCCGTGTATCGAAGTCGAAAAAACATGCTGGCCAGAAGTATTTAATTATCCCATTCAGGCACAATGTTCCCGGAAACAGCGCCCATGCCCCGGCAATGCCTAGTCATGTCTATAAGGCGGCAAAGATGCTATCGCCTTCGTCAATTACTGGTGTTGGCTCAAGAATGTCGGCAACTGGCCACATTGTCAGTCAGTCGAAGTATAAATGGGGTGGACGTTTGCCCGCTGGAATGACGCCAAAAGCCAAGCCTCATCATGTGACGGATTTACATGCCGGTATGGTGAGAATGAATACCAGTGCAGGAAAGGGCAAATCTAGCGCGTATTTGACGATGCGTGTCATGGGCGAGTGGTCTACCGGCTGGGTTGTTCCTGCGAAGCCTGGGCTGTTTATTGCGCGAGATGTATCGGACAGCTTGCAACCATTACTTGAAGCATCCATCAGCAAAGCCATGTCGCTCAGTAAGTAATCGGCATAACGGATTTACCTCTTAAAAATTCCTCACAAACTCTTTACAAAAGTCTTTACATTTGGTTTTGTTTCGGTATCATGTGCTCACGGTTTGGATTTCTCAAGCCACTCAATGAGGAACAAGACAATGGCATCAACAAAAAAAGCAATTTCGCCTGCATCAGTCCGTCAATTAAAAGACGACGTTAAATCCCTGCCTAGTTACAGCCGTTCAGCGTGGTGGAAAGAGACACTTAGATTACTTGATGAACAGGGGTTTAAGCTGTCATCGTCTGAAAAAAGATCGTTTGAAAATATAGTTTATTAATTCAGGAGATATGACAATGAACGCCATTCAAAGACTTGAAAGTATGACCCAAGATCAAATCGACTCCTTAACCACTAAGGAGCGTGAGAATTTATACAATGCGGCTCAGGATCTCATGCCTGATGAAGAAGCGTTCTTTACATCCGATTACAACTGATTTTGAAGTAACCAATAAATAACCCCGTTCATGTTGCCCTTAGAAAACCACATGAACGGGAACCACAAAACCTTGAGGATCGTGATATGTACATCATAACAAAACATAGCGGTATTTTAGTAAAAAATAGCAATTTGACCCAAAATATTGGCGTTGCTTTTGGTTATTTGTTCGTTGGCATCGTGTTTGCCTACGCTTTAGTTGGTTAATTACAGGATAAAATTATGACATCATTAAAACCCCACTTATTTTCAGCGGTCTATGACTGGATTGTAGAGAATAACCTGACTCATCACTTACTAGCCGACGCTACAATACCCGGTGTCGTTGTTCCGGCCGACTTTATCGAGGACGGAAAGATAATTCTTAATATCAGTCCATCAGCAGCTCAAAATCTGATAATAAGCCAAGAACTTGTCGGTTTTAATGCGTCTTTCAATGGGAAGATGCATACCGTTACTGTTCCAATCGTCGCGGTTATGGCAATTTACGCCAAAGAGAACGGCAAAGGCATGATGTTTTACCCCGAACCAGTAACAGAGAAACCCAAGAAGCCGGAGACGGCCAAGCCAGTGCTGAGGGTTGTTAAATGACGATTGACGAGTTTAATGATGCGTTAAAAATGACCCGTATCAAGAGGCATGTTGCGAATGCAGCTCGTCTTGCTATGGTTTATGGGATGACACAGGCAGCTGCTGGAAATTCAGTGGAGCCAAAGATAACGCGGCAGCAAGTGAACGAGGCTGTTGTGAGGATAAGACGAGTACATTTCAGACTTTGCAGCGTACCGGAAGGCTGGGGAACTATCACACTGACGCTTCCCAAGAATAGCGAAGAATGGACTGCGGCTGTCGACCTAGAGCGTAAAGCCATTGAACGGTTATCATCAGACAGTTAAACTGTCATTTTTTTAGGAGGTCGCGATGAGTGACGAAGTGATTGCTTATTCTTTATTGGGTTTTTCTGTATTCGTTGTCATTGCGGCCATTGCGGCCCAGTTTAAGAAACCAGATCCGGCTCCGGTCGAGTATGTTTGTACTGAATGCCTTACTGTCGGACATAAGGTCCGTATCGTAAAAGGTAGCGCCATGGTTCAGCTCGCACTTTTCTTGCCTGGGGTTATTCCTGGGCTCGCTTATACGGTATGGCGACAATCAACCGTCAAACATGTTTGTCCGGCCTGTCTGCAGCCGACAATGATTCCATGCAATACGCCGCGAGGCCGACAACTTACCAAAACTGAATGACACAAGACCCGCTTTATGCGGGTTTTTTGTTTGCTATCTGTCGTGATCATATTCTTGCAATATCAAAACTAACGGTATTGAAAAAAATGACTGTCGCCAAAGTAAACAAATTTGCCGAGAAAGATAAGGGCATTAAAGTATTCGACTCACTTGATCCACTGGCACCGAACGGAAGGCCGACTGCCGCTAATTTTGGTAAAGGCTCCTGCCAAACCGTAACCCCGAACTATGAAGTATTTAGTACATCTGAC